CATTACCAGCACGCAAACGACCAAGGATCTTTGGGAATGCCTTGTTTGCTATAGCAGGCGCTACGGTATCGATCTCATCAGCAAGTATCCATGCAGCATTGATACCAATAATCCGCTGCCAATTTTCAAAGCTGCGGCATAATATCTTTGTATCACCATCAGGCAGGTGCAGCATATATTCAGGCAGCGGTGATGCCCTGAACGTATAAGGTATATCGTATGCCTCTAGAAAATCATCAAAGTCTGACTGCCAAATATCACGGATCAATGGGCCTGTAGGCTCCATTACAACGCCAATAAATCCTTGATTAACAGCAGCAAGATGGACGGCCTTAGCGCATAAGGCGCGTGTTTTACCTGCGCCATAACCAGCACTAACGCCAAGTATGCTTGATGTTTGGTCATCAACGAAAGCAAGCTGGCCAGGATGCAAATCCTCGCGGATACGTGCCAACAGGCTACTTACGTCAATGCTTTCATCGCTATGGCCAAACTGCTGCAATACATTACCTGCCCTTGCAGTAGCAAGAATACTCACGAACAAATCTGCGCTAGCTTTGCAGCAGTATTAATCGCACCCAATGCAATATGCAACTGGCCAGCGGCTCTAGCTTCCATTTGCAGTGTGCTGCATTGGCTAAGCAAATCCGCAACCATTTGCGGGCGTTCTAAGTCCCAATCTGCTTTGAGTTGATCTCTGGCCATTGCCAGATACTTATCACATGACCTTTCGCCAACCCCCCACTTTTCCGAAGCATGGCGAACGCAGTCTGAACGTCTGCCGCCATTAGCAATGATCCGCGCAAACTCTGCTGCACGGGATTGCGTCTCTAATTGAGTGCTCCGAATCTGTGCCATAAATAGATGCTAGCAAAAGCCCCCAGCCGAAGCTAGGGGCAAATGGTGTCAGAGTTTACTGATTGCCACGATACCTTCTTCGGCATCGACTTCAACGGCGAACTTATCGCCAGGTGCTAGGCCAAGCTGACTGGTGTAACCACCGGACAAAATGGCATTACCGTTCTTCTGGATGGTGCCTTCATAGGAGAGGGCACGGCCAGATTTCGGTGCTTTGACGACTTTAAGGCCATAGGCCTCAAGAAGGTTGGAGCGCAGTGCGGCGATTTTAGGTTTGCCTTCTGCGGTAACGTACCCGGTTGCTGCTGCCAGTTCGGGTTCAGATACTTCGCCAAGGATTTTGACTTGTGCGAGCAGTTCAGAGCCTGTGAGTGCCATGTATGTGGTTGTGACCGTTGGAATCATACACGAACCTGCACGGGCATGACAAGGTAAAGCTGACCGTCGATACCTACTGGCGTCATGACAACAGGCGTGGTAGGCGTGTTGGCTTGGATTTGAACCTTGGCACCGTCTAAGTGCTTGAGGCCATCGACCAGGTAACGGACATTAAAGCCAGCATCAGGGAATGAGCCGGAACAGGTCAGCTTTTCGGCGCCGCTGCTGGCTTCAGAATCAGCGACGATCGACAGCGTTTTGTTTTTGACTGAAAGCCTTACCACATCGGAGTTGATGATGGCAATACGTTCTAGGGCTGCGATGAGGGCGATGCGATCGGCTGTGATGGTGTGCTTGAAGGATTCAGGCACCAGCTTTGCCACTGCGGGAAACGTGCCTGCGAGGGTGCGGGATGTAATGGTGACAGCATCGGCAATAATGATCGCTTGACTGTTGGATGCAGCAAGCGTGACCGTAGGAGCATCAAGGCGCTGGATAGCGGAGATGCTGCGTGTCGGCAGGATGATGTCGATGGCACCATCGGCTGGCTGGGTGCGGCTGACCATGCGATGACCGTCGGTTGCTTCGATGCGCATGATGCCAGCTTCTATGGCGACGTGCAGGCCGCAGATGACGCCTTTGGACTCATCGGTGGCCGCAGCAGCTAATGCGGCACGCATGGGCTCCACAAGGGCCACGGAGACCGCTCTAGCAGTATCGACGACCGGAAGGGCGGGGAAGTCGTCTGCATCATGCCCAGCGAGCTGGTAGGAGCCTGTAGCGCTTGACAGGCTGACGGCAGTCCCATCGGCGGTCAGGAGCAAGGCAGCATCGCTATCCAAGCGTCCAACGATCTCAGATAAGACGCGGTATGGGACGGTAATGGAACCTGCGGTTTCAACTGAGGCCAGGATTGTGGTTGAGATGCCTAGCTCAAGGTCGAACGCTGAAATGCGCAAGTGGCCATCGGCCATGGCATCAATCAGGACATTGGCAAGGATCGGATGGGTCTTGCCGTTGGAGACGGCGCGACCAACGACCTTAAGCGCGTGGTTGAGATCGGACTGAGCGGTGATGAATTTCATGATGCGGCTTCGGTTAAGGCGGTGATGATGGCGCTGTAGTCGGCGTCGAAACTGGCGACCAGCTCGGCGGGAATGGGGATGCCTTCATCCTGTGCGTTATCGCGGATGGCGTTAGCGGTTGCCAGTGCCACGGTCATGGCGTCATGAAGACGGTTGATGACGGGCGACTGCCTGGCTGTGATGCGAATCAAGTCTGGTGATGACATACGCGGTTAATAACTCAACATGCTGCCTCGGGATGACACCACCTATAAAGGCAGCGGCATCTGAGACCAACGCATGGTATGCGGTTGGCGTCAACCCATAAAGCCCCTGTTCATAATCCGCAACAATCGCCCGCTGCCGGATCAATGCGGATCGGTTGGTGCCTGCCGCAGCCGCCTGCCGGTCGATCGCGTCCAGATCTTGTCTCTCCAGTCTCACTTTGATCTCAACCAATTTGGATGCGTGCCAGTGATACCAGTGTATCTCATCGAGTCCCAACATGCAAATACATCTACCCCGAAGGCAAATTGCAGCCCAGATCCCTTGGTATGACTCAAACGAAGGCAAAACACCCAAATGCCCTACTCTTCCTTATATACTTTATGTATCCCCTTGATACCGTTTCTCTTTTCTTACTTGACTTGACTTGAGAGAAAAAAGAGAAAATGAGTAATAGCAAGGGGTTTGGGATGTTTTTTGCCTTCGATTTGGCTGCATTTGCCTTCGATTTGCCTTCGATTTGCCTTCGATCAGGCCATGGACAGCCCTGAGAGCCGCTTTACGCGCAGGATCGGGTCCATCTGAACGGTGAGTTCAGGCCATAGGGATTGGAGCCTGCCGACCAGCAACCGAGCCGCCTTGACCGGTGGATCGTTTACCGGCGACAGCACCCAGCGACCATCCACTAGGTAGCCTTCGGCCTCGTACCACCCCTGGAGCCGCTCCCATACGGCCTTGAGCGGCACGCTGTGACCATCACCAGCCCATTGCAGTTCAGCGGCATCACAGAACTCCCATAGGTGGCAACTGGAGCGGCGTACGGCATCCATGGCGGCATAGCCGGTGCTGTAGTCGATGCCATAACCAACGGCAAGCTGCATACCTTCAAGCAACCAATTCAGGAAGGCAGGGCATATGTAACGCCGGATAAAATCAGGGTCATCTTTTAAGCGTGGGTCAGCTTGAAGATGGGTTGGTTTTGTAGGTTTTGGCAGGAAGGTTTTACGAAACTTGAATACATGAAACCGGGTCTCGATTGCTACTTGCTCACCAGACAGCGATGGGTCTTTGTTGAGGTTAAAAACAAACAATGAAGACGGGACAAATTGCGACTCCTGCACACCTTTTAGCTCATAAGACAGCTCTTCGCCTGATATGGCAGCCTTGAGTGATTGCAGGTTGTCAATATGAACAAACTGTGAGTTTTCACTTGACCAGTTAACGGATGCACCGCGTAAAGGTGCGATAGGAAACTTGCGGCCTTGATCGTATTGGCGGAAGTCAGCTAATGAACAGGACGTAAAATTACGGGCGCCGAGTGTATCGCGCAATGCGGTACGGATGGTGTCCTTACCGTTACTGCCCTCACCGATCATTAGGACAGCACGGGGCCTACCACGTGTGGCGCGGTAATGGGCTAGATCAAGGCCACTACCAAGGATGCGCTGGATCGTGTCTAGGTCGGTACTGTCTACGGCCTCCAGCAGACGCCACATATGCTCGGGATTGGCTTCGGGGTCATAGTCATACTCTGTGATATAGGTAAAAAACAGATCTGGCGAGTGCGGCTCGAATCTGGTATGGATGTCCCTGCCACTCCATTCCCATGAGACGATGCCATTGCGGCAGTTGATCGCGTTGCGCGGGTTGACGTCAACAGGCGATAGGTTGCGGCGTATCCAGGAGAGGGCCTCATCGACGTATCTAGGCCGGCGCCATGGGTGTGATTGATTGCCGTGCTGGTCCTCAACGAATAGCTGCGACAGGAAGGCGGCCACCAAAGGCGCAAGTTCTTGGTCGGTGCGTGCTTCGTAATGAGTGCCGCACCAATGATGGAGCACGCCTTCAACTTCAATCCAGCGATCGGCTGGGTAGTTGAACAGGTGCCGTAGGGTCAGATCCAGCCATTCGGTATCGGTCTTGCTGACCAGCCGGCAGTTGAGGGCATCTACGCCAACGGCCTCACCGGTGGCAGCAACAGCAGCAGGCCGAGGCGCCAGTTGCGGCGGGCGCCAACCGTGATGCTTCGCCCAGTACCAGAACGTACCTTCGGTGATCTGGTCACCGCCTGATCGTGCAACCTGCGGCGCCTCGGCAAATAGCGGGCTATGCCGCTGCATCATTGCGACGGCCTGCTCTGGGTCACCGACGACCTTGATAAGGCTCCATAACAGATTGCGATAAAAGGGATACTGCTTTTGGTTTGGGATGGCTGATGGTATGGCATCAAGCGCATCACGGATGTCGTCGATGGTGCGCGGTGCGTGTTCGGTGTGGCGTGCTGCCTGCTGCTGATGGTGGTAATGCTCTTCATCTGGCAGGCAGGCTTCAAGGTCTGCCACTGAGTAACGGATGCCTGATGCGGTGACGACTGAGCACAAGGCGCCCAGCTCACCAGCGCCATTGGCGTGGTAGGTGCCTGGCAGCCGCATGACGCGGGATGGATTCTTGATGGTGCGATCGGCATCGCAGAAATCAAGCAACCGCTGCTGGACAATCGCCCAATGGGATGGCGTGATCGGATCGGCTAGGAGCCAATAGGTATGTATCGACTTGCCGCC